GAAAATATTTATCATAGCTCTGGTACAAGTCAATACGTACTAAACAAAGCGACATCAACATGGGTTGCTAAGACATGGACTGGGTTAACAGATATTTCCGGAAACCGTATCTGGACAGATGGAGAAAATATTTATTATAGCGAGGGANCAGAGTCAATACGTACTAAACAAAGCGACGTCAACATGGGTAGCTAAGACATGGACTGGTCTTACTAGTTTTTACGGAAACCACACATGGACAGATGGAGAAAATATTTATTATAATGGCTTCACAGAGCAATACGTACTAAACAAAGCTACTTCAACGTGGGTAGCTAAAACATGGACTGGGTTAACAGATATTTCCGGAGACCGTATCTGGACAGATGGAGAAAATATTTATTATAGCGAGGGAACAGAGCAATACGTACTAAACAAAGCTACTTCAACGTGGGTAGCTAAAACATGGACTGGGTTAACATATTTTGACGGATTCAATATCTGGACAGATGGAGAAAACATTTATAATAGCGAGGGAGCAAGTCAATACGTTCTAAACAAAGAGACATCTACATGGACAGCTAAGACATGGACTGGGTTAACAGATATTTCCGGATACCAAATCTGGACAGATGGAGAAAACATTTATAATAGCGAGGGAACAACTCAATACGTACTTCCTGCAACTCGGCATAATTATATAGCTGATGATAAGTATAATTCACTTTTCGGCATTGTTACAAAATGTATCTGTTCTACACTATCTGATAGGTTTGTGTTCGGGAATGAATAAGGGTTGGAAGCGTGTCGTGTTAACAAGTTTCTAATATCAGCATTGAGGGTATAAAATGACAACAGAAGAAGCAGTCTTTTGATTGTGATAATAAATAGAAGGAGCATGAGATGAAAGATTTTTTCAAGGTTATGTTTGCGCCAGATGATGGTGGTGCTAGTGGCATTGTTCGTACGAACGACGAAACAGTAATCGAGCCAACGATTGAAGAGAGAGAGGAAGCAGTTTCTATTAAAGAGAATACTATAGAAGCCAAAGCAGCCTTTGCAAAGTTATCAATTCCAGAGTCCTTGTTGGAGTTTGTGGTTGATAAAGATAAGTCGGTACAGGAGGCAAAACTTGAGAAGTTTCAAAAGGCTTGGCAGTCAGCACTAAAGACTGCAGTAAAAGGAAGGGTAGCAGGTGAACCACCTGTTAAAACTGAGGCTTCACAAAAGAAATTCTCAGACCTTACATACCAAGAGCGTGTGGCACTAAAAAGAAGCAATCCTGCTGCGTATGCTGCACTGTTGAAGTAGCTTGACAAGCTACTATAAACTGTTATAATATTTACATACAAGGAGTAAAATTATGGCTACTATCGTTACAACTACACTAGGCGACCTTATTGACCCTGAGGTAATGGCAGATTCTATTTCTGCAGAACTTCCTGCTCGCATCGCTGCGAAAGGATTTATGAAAGTCAACACTGACCTTTCAACAAAAGCAGGTGATACTATCACAGTACCACGCTTCAATTATATTGGGGCTGCTGCAGACTTGGGTGAGGGTGTTGAAGGCAATGTGGAAGCTCTGTCCACAAATGAAAAGAGCTATACGGTTAAGAAAGCCGTTAAAAACGTAGAACTTACAGACGAAGCAGTCCTTTCTGGATACGGCGACCCTGTGGGTGAAACTACTAAACAACTTCGTATGTCTATTCAGGATAAGATAGACAATGATGCCATTGAACTATTGGAGTCCGATACAGGTATCTATCGTATTGACGGCTCATCAGCTGCCCTTAGCTATGATGCCGTAGCTGCAGCTATGTCTGTGTTTAACGACGAAGAGCAAGGTATAGAGACCTACCTATTGGTATCTCAGGAAGGTATGCGTGACCTACGTAAGGATGCTAAGTTACTTGGCAACGAACTGTTAGGCGCAGAACTGCTTTCTAAGGGTGTTGTAGGCTCCATTGCAGGTGCTTACATCATCATATCAAACAAGCTTAATGGTACGAACGGTACACGAAACGCCTACCTCTTAAAGAAGGAAGCTATAACTGCGTTCATCAAGAGAGATGTAAACCTCGAAACCGCACGTAACGTATTAGCAAAGAAAACACTGTTTTCAGTTGATGAACACTACGTATGTGGTATCGAGAATGCGAATAAGATTGTAGGCTTGAAACACCTCTGTGGATATCTCGGTAAACAGCAGATTCAGTTTTCCACAGCTTTGCAGTCAGACGGCACTTGGGATGTCACCATTGAAAGTGCTTTCCCTGCTAAGTTTGCAGATAACACGCTTGCTTACAAACTTGGGGCAGCTCCAACAGCTGTGGCTCTGGACGCTGAGTTAACAACTGGCTGGACAACCATTGAGTCCCTTCCTTGCACCATTGAAGATGTTGGTGCTACGCCTGTTATTACTGTGGTACAGAAACTTACTTCCGATAACAAGGCTAAGTACAGTGGAAGCTATAAGCTGATATAGCCCTAATAAGACTATAAATACTAAGGGCAGGGCGTTATGCCTTGCCTTTTTTTAAGGAGCTAACTATGCTTATAACTAGACCAGTATGGATACTTCCAAATAACTCTCTTGCGAAGTATCCGTTCGATATCAATCATCCTACGAACGTAAAGGGGCTTCTATACGAAGCTCGTGCAACCTTTGAGACCATAGGACAGTCCTATGCAGGTTCACGTGGTGGTGGTATTGCTACAGGACTTGCAAGAAAAGTGAATATAATTAGACCTGACATAGGTATTAAGCCAGCGTCCGTAGTGAATACACAAAAAACAACTGGTACGATTTCCTCTGGTGGTACGGTGTCTGTAGACACAGTATCCGAGCGTGTGGTAACTGCAAACTCGTACATATTTATAAAGAAACCTACATTAGTAACAATACCTGAAGGTGGTGGTAGCACAAAAACTAACGATATTATTAACCCTAGTATAACAATTAATGTACTAAACTGTGTAACTGGGGGTCACTCAAATGCGGTTAAGTACTTAGGTTTCTTTTATACAGACGACCTATCAACATTCTACGGACTGAAGGGATGGGGATATTTTCCTCCGGAAGACTTACCGCTTACTACAACATGGAGTACACTTGGTTTTACTACACCTGTAGCACAGGGTAAAAAGATTATATTTGCATATTATGATAGAGATGGAATAAATGGTAGCCAATATATCACGTATGGAGAAGAGCATTATGTCTGTGCTAGAATGGAAGTAACTCTGAATTGTGGTGGTTCGAGAGACCCTACCACCTACACAGTTTCGTACGAAGGTGATGATACCATAACACCTACAGGATTCACCACTGTGGACGTACCAAGCTGGATATTTGCACCTGATGTTATGAAAACAAGACGTGGCGCTCAGGGCTATATTGAATACTCTGAGACTCTTGCATTATTAGGGTCGGGATATAACGATTATACCCCATGTGAAAACTTTTAGGAGGAAAATATGGCAACAGCATTACACCTTTGGTTCGTTATGTGTGGGTATGATGATACCAGCGCAGATACCACTGAGGTAAATAGGCTAACAGGTATAGGTACTGACCTATTATCAATTGCTGACGTACACTTAACTCTATTAACTAATAGAACTAAGCCTGAGGCAACAAATACGGATTTTTATAATCAGTGGAATACATTGACTGCACAAATGGCAGCAGAATTATATCAGAGAACAGGGCAGCATGGCTTCACAGAGCAATCCAATGTGGGTGGTATGGTAAGGTACATGGAAGAGTACTCAAAACCCCTTATGCGGATGATTTATTCACTTAAAAGGTTACACAGCGCTTGACAAAGCGGTAAATAAGTAGTACATTATAGGTATCATACGATTCCATTCCTAGCCATTCCTACAAGAGACAAAGGTTTAAGCTCCCCTTGTCTCAACCCCAGTCTGAACTGCTGGGGTTTTTTATTCTCTAAGAGCTAAAATAGTATGTTGCGGTGGTTGCACATACTTGACAAAACTATTTTTACTTGGTATATTAACTATAGTATAATAAACATACAAGGAGCTTAATAATGACTGAATTTATGCAAACAAATGCAAAAGCAACGAATGGGTCAATCGAAAAGACATTGAAAGATGCCGGATTCGGTGACATTTTAGAACAACCACGTTTTGTCCTTTATAAAAAGGAAAACAGAGANGGTAAGACTGCAAAGATACCTAAGCAGCCTAACGGCTCAAATGCGTGTTCTACAACCCCTGCTACATGGAATACTTTCGCCACTGTATACAATGCGTTTGTATCAGGTGGTTCAAAGTTTGACGGTATTGGCATCATTTTAGGTGATTACTTCAACACAAAGATTGTGGGAATGGATTTAGACCATGTATGTGATGCGTTCACAGGTGCTTGGACTAACAAAGAAGCTGAGATGGCTGTAGCCGGTGTAAAAACATACGGTGAGCATTCTATATCAGGTACTGGGGTTCACTACCTTTTCCTTAATCAAGATGTTCCTAAAGGATACAAAACAAGAACCCCTGCTACAGCACCATTCGACCTAGAAATATATGAGAAAGGACGCTACTTTACTCTTTCCGGTGCATGGATATCAGGACATAAACTTGCTACTGATGAAGCCAGCCTTAAAGGTATATGTGAGACATACCTACCAAAGCGTGTATCGTCTAAGAAAGACCGTGTGGTAGCTAATAAAGATTCTACTATGTATGTACCTAAAGGCATTGCAACTATGGATATCACTGATGCGCTTGAGAAAGATTCTAGGTTCGCAGCCCTCTATAATGGTGCAAGACCTCTTGGTAATGAATCATCTGATGACCTAGCATTAGTAAACCTACTTGTGAGATANCTAGGTAGAGATAAAGCTAAGGTACAGGAAGCATTCTTAAAGTCACCTCACTTNAATACTAAAGATGAATACCACAGTAGAAAATGCACTGAGCGTGATGATTACCTTGCAAATACTATAGCCAAAGCTATTGAGAACTTCTTTACAGGCTATTCGTACGATGATGTAGGTAACTCAGATATGTTTGTAGACACTTACCATGAAGAACTCAGATATGTTAAAGAGTGGGAATCATGGGCTTACTGGAATGGGAAACACTGGGAAAAGAATGCTAATTTGAGAGCACAAGAGCTTGCGAAAGAACTTTCAGATACCTTTAGAGCAAAAACCGCCGAATACCGCTCAACCTCTGTTGAACATGACAGCAACATATTAAAAGCTATGACAAAGCATTCGCAAAAAATGCGTGAGAGCAGAGCGATATCAGCAATGGTACGATTAGCTACTTCCAGAGCCGTGNTAAGTGCTGACGTATTTGACTCCGATGCTATGCTTTTCAATACGCAAAACGGTGTATATGACATGAAAAANAAGAAACTCATGCCAGCGGATTCTTCTTATTTCTGTACCAACATAGCTGGAGCTGGTTATAAAGAAGGCGCAGAGTGTCCTAAATGGAAAGAGTTTATAACTAAGGTACTTCCTAATGAAGGTGCTGAGTATCTTCAGATATGCGTAGGAATGGCTGCTGTTGGTAAAGTGTATGAAGAAGCAATGATATTTATGATTGGTAACGGCTCTAATGGTAAATCAACTATAGCAAATATACTTTCTGCAGTATTCGGCACTTATGCAATTACCCTTCAGCCTGATGTTATCACAGCTACTAGGGACGGTAAAACACCTCCGGACTTTGCCGAAGTTCGTGGTAAGCGTATTGTATTCTTATCAGAGACAGAGGAAGGGGATAGATTGTCAACTAAAGCCCTTAAACGGCTCTCAAGCAACGAAACTGTGGCTGCCAGACGGTTATATTCAATGCCTGAGACATTCTTACCAACGCATACTGTATTCTACTCTACCAATCATAAGCCACGTATCGGCTCAGGTGACTATGGTACATGGAGACGTATTAAGAACCTTCCCTTTGAGTATAAGTTTTCTGATGCAGAAAAGAAGACAAACTTTGCGGAGCAAGTAATTGCAGAGGAGTCTGAAGGTATTCTTAACTGGATATTTGAAGGTGCTGCTAAGTTCATAGAGAATGGCTGTAAATTAACTACACCGCAGTTCGTACTGGATGCTACTGAGGAGTATAAAGAGAATGAGGATATTGTAGGTCAATTTTTAGCTGAAAAATGCGTTATGGGTGACTATACAAAAGATAAAAAGATTTGGAAGGTTGGTTCTCAAGACTTGTATGTAGCCTATAAGGAGTACTGTAAGGACTCTGGTGCATATACTAAGTCAATATCTGATTTCAATAATAGTATGAGTTCTGTTGATGGTGTGGTTAAAATTAACGCTTCTGGGAAAAAGTTTTGGACAGGTTTAAGGCTCAAATGTGAGTATGAAGATGTTCCTTCTCACATTATGGTGGGAGCGTTTTAAGGTTTTAACACAGGTGTGTTGCGGTAGTGGTGCAACATGCCTATAACTTCTATATATTATTTTATACAAAACATTATACAAAAAGGATAGTAATGTTGCGCAACTACCGCAACATAGGTAAGGAGTACAAAATATGCGTGATAAAGCAGATAACAAATTGACTATGAAAAGGACAGACTATAGATGGCTCAGAGCTGTGGAATTGACTGCGCTAGGTCAAATGTCTAACCAAGAAATCATAGCTGAAGTTGGTATTTCTAAAGCCACCTTCTATTTGTGGAAGGCAAAAAAGGAATTTTATGATGATGTAATGGCTAAAAACATCATGATTTTCAAGGATATGTTGCCAAAAGCTCTCAAAACTGTGAATGATGCTATGGATAGTGGAAATGCAAAGGTTAGATTGGATGCNGCAAAAATCGTACTCGAAAAGACTTTGCCAGAATTTCACTCGACGGAAGGAAAAGATGACAACNGTACAACTATAAACATACAGGTTAANTATGAATAATATAATTCGTTTTAATAAAATATATAGAGAGGCTAATGAAACTAAACANCGATACAGAGTTATGCTTGGCTCAGCTGGCTCAGGCAAGTCTGTGAATGTAGCGCAAGATTATATTATAAAATTATCTGACATGAAATATAAAGGCGCAAACTTAATGGTTGTAAGAGCTGTAGAATCATCACACCTANCCTCTACGTTTGCCGAGCTAGTTGGTGCAATATCAAGAGCTGGGTTAATGGACAGATGGATAATTCGTACAGCACCTTTGTCACTTGAATGTAAAGATACAGGATGCACNGTTATATTNCGTGGGTGTAATGATACAAGAGCTATTGAGCGTATCAAATCTGTTACGTGCAAGTTTGGTAAGTTAACATGGATATGGGTTGAAGAGGCTACAGAGTTAAGGGCTAGTGACTTCGAGATATTAGATGACCGCTTGAGAGGTACGCTTGAGAACGAGAATTTATACTACCAACTTACATTGACATTCAATCCTATAAATGCACAGCATTGGATAAAACTCAACCTGTGGGATATAGACAGCCCTGATATATTCAAGCTTAAAACAACTTACTTACAGAATAAGTTCATAGACNNAGCGTATGAAGCTCGTATGAAGCGAAGAGCTANTATTGACCCTGAAGGTTATCGTGTATATGGACTTGGAGAATGGGGTGATACTGGTGGTAATATCTTACGCAACTATGTACTTACAAACTGTCCACAGAANTATGAGTGGTATGACTCTNTTCTTATGNCACAGGACTTTGGGTNCAACCACGCTAACTGCTTACTTGTGGTAGGATATAAGGATGATGAGATGTATGTAATAAAGGAAATGTATGAGTTTGAGAAACATACAGGTGAATTGATTG